TTCTCTATAAATTCTATTTTCTGCATTTTGTACAACTACAGAAAGAGTAGAATCAGATAATCCATTACTATCTACTTCTGTGTAGTTTCTAATTTGAGTTACAAGTTGTGAATATGTTAGTGCCATATTATATTGTCTCCGCGGTCGCCGCTCCGCCGCCAATGGTTGTCGTTAAAGAACCAGTTCCTGACGATGCGTTAAAACGATAATTATCTAAATTAATAACTGTTATACTATATCCAGTTGACGTTGTTAAGACTGATTGTTGAAATCCTGAAGAAGTTAAAAAGGCATTAACTACAGTTACATTTTGAAATTTAACTATATCTGCTGTAGATTTACCATGACTAGGTTGATTAACTTGTATAGTTGAACTACCTGCAGTTACTAAAAGAGCATTATTAGGTAATGCAACTGCTGAAGGACCAACCGAAGGTTGCCCTCCAAAGTTCCCGCTCGCGCCCGCGGACGCCTGACCATTAATAGTATATTGATTAGTATTAACTACTGTTAATGAAAATCCAAGTGTGGTATTTAACATTGCATTGGTAAATCCATTTACCGCATTTACATTTGTAAATATAATTTTATTTCCTGTTGTTTTTTCATGACCAGGTTCATTTACTAAAATAGTAGAACTTCCTGATGTTGATAACAAAGGATTGAAAGATAATAACACAACCGATAATGTATTCTGAAGTGTGAACGAATGATCCATTCCACTCGGTTACCATTTCATCATACGGAAACCTTTGTCCAGATCGATCTGATATGGCGTAAGACTTCTTACCTGTAGCAAAAGTTGTCATTATACACCATCTCCATAGAATGTTTTTGGTGATATAAATAACGAGGTGCGTTGACCGTCTTCTTGTAAAGCTCTTTGTAATTCATCTTCATAAATTAATTTTAACATTTCAGTTTTTTCTGGTCGGTATGTAATACTTAAATAATAAGCTAGTCCTGAAGTTAAACATGGTAAAAATCTAAATACAACATCTGGAGTATTTGTATATCTTCCACCATCTTCTATTCTTGCAAGATAATAAAATTTTAATTGAAAATTACTTGGTGTTGATGAACTAGAAAATCCTGATCCTGGTGTTTGGTATAAAAATACACTTGGACTTGTTGTTCGTTGAACATAATATTGTGAAGGTGTTCCTTGTGATAATTTATTAGGTAACGCTGCATAAGCAGATCTATCTATTTTAGTTAATGAAGTGTCAGTTGGCGATGAAGCACTAGGTGAAGTATTATTTCTAACATAGGCCTCTAATACATCGTTAATATCGTTTGGATAATTTGTCGGATCGGTAGTAAAGTTATATTCAGCTTGTCCCAATACTAAAGGGATCGCGGCTAATTTTACTTTCCATAAATGAACACCTCTATTATCCCATTCAGATAATAAAATATTTAAATTTCTTCTTGCTGTTTTTAAATGATTACCGGATCTAGCTGTTCCAATACCTACACGTCCATAAGCTTCATCAAAAAGCTCATCTAGTTCAAGATTGAAACTTGTAGTTCCGGAAGTAGCCATCTACTCTCCTACTTGTCTATAAATAACGTAACGTTTAAAGCACTACTGTTTGCTGTTACACCAATTCCATCAATAATTGCTGTACCATTTCTTGTAGCATATAGAACACCATCTTCAGGAATATTTAATGTTTCTGTTTGTCCTGCACCAACTGAAACACTAATAAAAACTTGTGTGTTAGTTGAAGAACTAACAGTTGTAGCATTTGCTAATCCATTAATAATTGCAGTTCCAGAACTTCCTGTTGATTGAATCATATATCCACGAAGTCTTGTAGGTCCAGTAAAAAATACTGCATTTGTGGAACTTGTAACGACTGGTTTTACATCTGATTTCATTTTATCTCCTTATATTAAGGAGCTCTTTCGAGCTCCTTAAAAATTAATTATTATACCGCAGCACTAAATGGAGTAGCTGGTGTACCTGTACATCCAGTATCAACATTAACTTTCCATTGAGTAGAACTAATAGCTGTGCAAGTTATTTTAGAATAAGTTACACCACCTGTAGTACTACCATTTAAAGTAATAGTGTCAGATGCTGCTACTGTTTCAAAACCTACCATGTTATCAGAAGTGTCATCAATAAATTTTGCACCTCCAACCATAACATCATTTGCGTTAGCTACTTGTACAATTAAATTTCCTGTTTTTGTAATAGATGCAAAAATTTCAAAAGATGCACCAAGGTTATTTAAATTGTTGTAGTCTGTAGGACCTGCAACTTCAGCGTTAGCTGTAGCGTTAAGCGCCGGTAATGTAAAAGTTACTGCACCTGCAGAATTGTTAATTACAATTCTTCCTGCATGATCCGCAACAGTTAGCGCTGTGCTTGTGTTTAATGTTTTAATGTTTCCTGGTCCTGTATTGATAAATCCATTTTTGGATATTACTGGACCTGAAAAAGTTGTATTTGCCATAGTTATGTTCTCCTAGTTATTCCAATCTAGTCTCTAGGCCGTCGACTATATGCGTCTAGATCAGAAGTTAATATATAGTTCTATAAATATAGCTTAATTTTTTAAAAAGAGCAAGGGATGGCTTCAGTTTCTCTCACTTTTATTCCAATTATATAACTAGTTTAACTAGCTATAAATGCTGGATCTTCTTCTTCGCTTAAAACAAGATTATTCTCTTGTCTAGCGGCGTCAAGATCCTGTTGAAGAATTTGTCTTTTGACTTCCTTCAACTCCACTTCCAACCACTGCATATCAGTAGTTAGTTTTCCCTGTTCAAGATAAGACCTGTTCCACTGTGACTCCAAGTCTATTTTCTTGGCCAGAAGCGATTGGGACAATGATGTCACGTTCAACCTCCTCATAGGTTATATAGAAAAAATTACTAATCTGTTTATGACTAATCATTTTTTCTAATTGCTCTTTACTTGTTTTTCCCAGAAAGTCAAGTACTTTCTGATGTAAAGATTCTGTAGTGTTTATGGGTTCAGATTCCAATGTAAATTGGATTTTCATGCCGTTTGTAAATACTTTTATTAGGTAGGTCATCTTCTCACGGATGTCTTTATATTGATTTACAGGGCGAGTCAAGCTCGCCCCATAAAAAAAAGTTCTTATGCTCCTGATGAACCGAATGCACCTCTAGGGTCAGAAAAGCCGAAGCTGTATCTTTCTCTAGCTTTGTATCTTACGTTACCAGTTTCAAAGTCACCTTCCATAGAAGTTCTAATTGGTGATCTTTCAAAGTACTTTAAGCCATTTGGTACATCTGTCATGATAAAGAATGCATCAGAATCAGTTAAGTAATGGTTCACAACATAACCTTGTGAAATCATTCCTTTGTTTTTGATTGCATTGATATCATTGTCAGCTGTTCCAACTCTACCAGCAGAAGACATTAATCTGTCTGCAGTAAATTGCTGTTCAGAAGGGATGATTAATTTCACTCCTTGAGCTGCAATTTTTAAACCTCTTTCATCTGTGAAAGCAGCGATGTCAATTAAAGACTGCTCTAAAGATGTTTCATTTAAATCAGCTTGTGTTGAAAGCGTGTTTCTAAATGTTCCAGAGATTGTAGCGTGAGTCGTAGAGAATAAAGGAGATCCGTCACCACCTAAAAAGGAAGTGCTGAATCCGTTATTCAATACGTTAGCCGCAGTTACCTGCTTTGTATTCGCCATAGATCTTGCTAAAGCTTTTGTATATCTAGACGCTAGTCTATCGTACAAATTGTCCTCGATCGCTTCTTCAGTGATCGCGAATGCTAAAGCAATAGTATTATGCGTATACCTTGCAGTGAAAGTTTCTTGTGCCTGATCGTAGTTGACACCAGATCCTTCCGCTTTGATGGCAGCGTTTCCGAAACCTGATAACATAACTTCTTCTTCAAAAGCTCTGTCAGATGTTTCTTTTACGAAGATTTCTTCGTGTTCGCTGTCATAACGTTTATATTCAAGTCCAAACAGAGCGTTTAAACCTGGTTCTAGTTCCTTAACTAGTTGTGATCGTGATATAGCCATAGTTTATTCTCCTGTTATAGTAATTGTTGACCTGGAGACAATTTAACAATGAAATCTTCATTTGTTACAGTCTCTTCGTTACCTATGAATGGTGAAGTATTCACCACAGTTAATTGCCCATTAGCTGACGTGGCTGAAGTTCCAAGATCTATATAAGCACCAGAAATACCATTGTTGGTATTACCTGCTGCATACACTTGATCAAAGCTAGTTCCAACCGCAGTAGTTCCTAAAGCAGTTCCTGTAGATTTAACGAGGTACAATTGGTTAGGGTCATTTATTACGTACGCCTGAATTTCACCTTGAGTGATATTCGTTTGTGCATAAAAATTTGACCATTTTGGTTTTTTTGTCGATGGGTCTGATTCTACCAGGCAACCATTGAATACGCCAAAAATACTAGTCAGAGCTGAAGTATCAACTACGATAACTCCGCCAGTAACGTTTAGCTTAACAAGGTCTCCTTGGAAAATAGACGAGCTGTAGTTGTCCACGATCACATATTGATCTTGTCCGCCTGCAGCTGGGTTCCCACCAAGTTTGCCTAACGGTCTGAAACCGAAGGCCACTGTTGAGTTTGCCATATTTATTTTCTCCTTAAGTTTATTTTAAACTTTGTTGGATAGGAATTACTAAATAATTAGTTTTTCTTTGAGCCACCAAAAGTTACACGAGTTTGCCTATCTTTGCTGATGGGCATACTTGGGTGCTGTTCCTTAAAAGGATCGTTTGCAATAGCTTCTTCTCGGTCTTGAGTTCTTTTTGCAAAGTACTCTTCGCGAGATTTTGCGATCTCTTCGGGTATCCTAGCCAGCACTAGGCCGCCAACTCCAATGACTCCTGCGTATTTTCCGTCTTTGACTTGTGGGTAATTAGAGTCAGGATATTCATCCGCTCTAACAAATTCCCAACCAGATCTCAATTTGCCTGAAACGTTCTTCGTATCATCGAAGCCAACGCTCTCGGCTCTTATCCATCTATGTCTAAATCCGTCTGGCGCAGGTGGTGCATCCAGAGATGATGGTGGAGTCCAAACTTTAGGTCTATCTGTTTTAGTCCTAGTTTCGCTCGCACGGGAAGTCTTAATTGTATTTTTTTCGTTTACCATATGCCTATACCTCCTTCGTGGTTAAATGTTTCGCATATTCTTCAAGTGGCACACCTAATCTTTTAGCAATTGCTACTTGTGAAGGTGTGAGTTTCACTGTTCTTTTGCGTCCTGATTGGCTAGGACGATTAGCCGAAGCTACAGTTTGAGCAGGTTTTGCTCTTTCCGTAGTTGTAGTTATTTCCTTTGTAGCAAATTTGTGGGGAAATTCAAGTCTTATTCTCTTATCAATTTCCTCATAATATTCATCACTTTTTGGATCTATACCTTCTTCTTCTACAAGTTTTTTATGCAGATCAAACGCAGTGTAAGTCATTGCGGAGTCTTGACCAAACCAATTATTTTTGGATGCCCAATCCTCTGCTTTAGGATCTACTCGTGCAGTTTGCGTAGTTTGTTGAGGTGTAATATTAACCTCTTTTTGTCTAGCTACAGAATCTTCTTGAGCAACTTTCATTGTTCTTAATCTTGCAGCTTCCATAGTTAATTCAGCAATTTGTTGCTGTGCATTAACTTGACCATCTACATCTTGACTATCTATTGCTGATTTAAGAGCTATTTTAGCATTTGCTAAACTAGAAGTAACTCTAGTTTCAAATTCAGATACATATCTCTCATCTGTTTTTAATATTCTAGATTCAATTTGATCTTTTTCTCTTTTTACAGATTGAGCATAAGATACTGCTTCTTCTCTTTGTCTTTCAGCTTCTCTCATTTTTTGAGTTAGTTTAGCAATACGTTTTTTAACGCCTTCGCTATACTCCTCTAACTCATCTTTTTTCTCTACAGGTTTTTCAACCTTTGCTTCAACAACAGGTTTTTCTTCCTCTTGTATGACTTCAATCTTCTCTTCCTTTTTCTCTCCTGCAACGGCTTTCGTCTGCTCGTTGTTGTCCAATGTAACTTCAGCGCCTTCTTCCTCGCCTACGTCTATCATCGGTTCCTTTTTTTTATCTTCTATTGGCATAGTGCCTCCTATGTTTAAATATGATGAAGAACATCTTCAGGATTTTTAATAGTCCCAAGTACTTCGTCATCGTTTAGTAGTCGCACTTCTCCACCTTCTATTGGTAATCTCGAGCCCGCGTAGCGCGCGAAGATAACCCAATCTCCTTTTTTACACCATGGACCAGTCGGATATCTTTCTTTATCATGATACGCTAACGGTCCAATTTTTAAAACATAACCACAGTTTGTAGCTATTCTTAATTTATCTAATGATTCTTGTGCAATAATAATTCCGCCTTTAGTTTTATCTTTAGGGGTAAATGGTAATACTAATAATCTCCAACCTGTTGGATTGGGTAAACTATCAATTAAAGATTCAGAAATGTTTTCTGCTCTTATAGTTTTATCTTCAATTTTTTTATTTTCTTTTTGATATTTTTCTTCAAGACCTAGAACAGTCTTTGGTATTTCAGTCGAGTTTGATAACGTTTCCGGCATCTTGTTTTAGCTCCTTTGTGTTTAGCAGGTTAGAGATTTCCTGTAATAAAAATTCGTATGTACGAATTTGTCCAAGTATATACTTGTATTCTTCCATATTGTCAACCCCACCTGAAGTAATCATGGTTGTTAAATTAGCCAACTGATTTTTCATAAATCGTTGTAATTTACTTGCTACATCTACTTCATTCATCACATTCTCCTTTTGTTGTTTATATTAACAATTCCACTTACGTAGAGATTTATTAATTCTTGAATTTGGGTCTCTTGCAGTTTTAGCTGATGTTAATTTACTTTTCATTCCAGACATTCTAGCACAAAAAGATTTTCTTCTATTAGCTGATTTAGATCCTTTTTTTAATTTACTTGGTTTAGTAGTTACAGCCATAGATAATTTAGAACCGGGATTCGCGGCTCTATAAGATGCAATACCTTTTCTATTTAATCCACCCGCTGGATTCTTACCTTCTTTACGTTGCCATGCAGGTGTTCTACCACCGGATGCCATCATTGCTCTACCTTTACCTTTTAAAGAAATATCACCCATTA